GGCGGGGGCGTTGCCCATATAACCGGTGATAATGCGCATAACACCGGCGGCGTCGCGGATCTCCTGCGCAAGGGCGTCGGAGCGGATGGCGAACCGGTCGTTTTCGCTGATTATCGAGTGTGGAGAGATGTCCCAGCCGCCAATCTGTCCCTCCGCCGCAATAATGGTGCCGGTAAAACTCCCGTCAGTAGCGTACACCGTTCCCCGGACTGTTACCTCGCTGAACTCCGATGTGCCGTCGTTGTCGAGTCGCCACCCTGTGACGCCCGTCTCATAGGCGGCGCTTTTTGCCACACCACCGGAGACGATAAGATCACCGTCGACCTCAAAAGTTTGCGCGCCGAGAAGAGTGGCCACCCCCTCGTCGCTTACGATGATCACCTCATCGCGCGTCGGGTTTTCTGCGGTGACCGCCGGAGAGGCGGGGGCAGGCTGGTGGTGCGCGCCTTCGTTACTCGTTGTTTCGACCGAGTACTCCTCTATCCCGTAGAGCGTGTACTTCTTGAGGCCCTGCGTCTGGTCGACATCTTCGATTTTGACAATCACACACCGATTGTCGATACCGAGCATGTTGTCTTCAACGTCGATATATGCACCGAGTGAGTAGTCGGACTCTGAGTACACAGTGTAGACGAAGTCTGAGTACTTGTAATATCTGGCGAGCCCTATCGCCAGTCTGTCCGCGTCTACGGAGGCAGCGAGAAACTCAGTGTCGATATCCCTGATTTTCTCCGTTCCCACCTCAAGGAGACACCTGGTTTTCTGCTGATCCCCCTGATATACCACATCGCCAACTATGTCGAATTGTGTAATAGTTTTAGCTGTGGCTGCGGTGTTGTGAAACTGCACAAGGGCCCGGCGGTAGTAGCTGGTGAAACTGGAATCAATCTCCGCGTCTTTCGTTACATCAAGGCTTGCGCTAAAAACTATTATGATAGTATGCCCGTCGTACTCGTACTCAGAGTACACATTCGCCGTGTCCGACCCGTCCGGATAGTACCCGTCGGCTGCAAGCTCGATGTTACATTTGTTCGCGTCCCCTCCGCCGGTGGTCTCGGTGAATATAATCGCATCCTCTTCCGTTTTGTGGGGATACCAGAGAACCTCAATGCCTTTGTATTTTTCAAGCTTCCGCTGGATCGTGAGCTTGCCGCGCATATCGGTGTTGTCGAAGGCATCGGTGGTGGATGTGTCAGAGGGGAGAAAATCCCACACCTTGAACACCCCCGACTCATCGAAGTACCACACGTAGCCGAACTCGAAAAGAATTTTCGTAATCACATCCCAGTACGTGCGCGAGTCCTGGCCACCGATGTTGACGAAATAATCAATGAGTTTATCGATTGTGGGAATCGAGATATCATCGTCCACGTCGAACCCGGCAAGAACAAGGAGTTGGTGGATTATTGAAGTGCTCTTCGTCGTTGCATCAGATACCTTGAACGCGGTATAGGAAAAAGTACTGTTGATTTTCTTTTTCAGATCATCGGCATACCCTACACACTCAATGGGTACCTGCCCGACTATAGCGTGAACCTCTACCTTAAAATTCGCCCTCACCTTTCCGGTGAAATACGCGCTTCCGTCTTTCGTTACCGATATCAGGGTGTCGGAGTCGTTGGTCATAAGAGAGGTAATATACGAGGTATTGCGGTGCATGCGGAACTTGAGCGTGTCCACCGTAGGGTTGAGGTTCTTGTGCAATGTCCTTTCACGGCGGAGGGTGTCAATCAACACCAGAGAGCTGATATCGTGAGTGCCACCTCCGTCCTGAAAGTCGAGATTGATTACCCAGCTCATGCCCCGAGTGCCTCCGCGGAGTAAATTTCATCACGTATCATGAGCGCCAGTTCTCGGATGCCACCCTCGCCCGATATCACATCAGTATAGATGTTCACCTCCTGGTTTATCGTGCGCCCCGCGGTATAGTTCGCCCCTCCACCTGATCCGGTCTCAGTCGAGTTAATCGCCCCCTCGCCAGCCTCGTTCACCCCTTCGAGAGTGATCTTGTCCAGGTGGCCGTAGTCTTTGTCGCGATACTCAACACGACCCACATCGACAAAAGGAATTGCGTCAACAAGAGCAAGGATACCGTTCACGAACGAGGCAAACGCGTTGTAGATCCCGTTGAACACTGTCATGAGCGTGTTGTACACGGGACGCACCACGTAGTTGTACAGGAACACGAATACCCGGGCGATCGCGTCGATTATCGGTTTCAACAGTTCGAGCGCCGGTGCGAGGATCTTACCGATCGTCTGTCCGACTATCGTGAGGATTCCGATAAGCGGCTGGAGTAGAGAGTCGATGAGCGGACCGAGTACATCCATAACGCCTTTTAAAATTGTTCCAAGGGGGTCCATAATCATGGTGAAACTGGATAGGCTGGTGATTAGTGGACCAAGCCCATCAGTGAGAGATGAAAATACTTTGCCTAACTCTGATGGAACTTTAGCATCCTGAATACCGCCCGTGCCCGCACCATGAGCAGATCGATCCTGATTATATCTCGACTCGCCCGTCGCCGCGTCACCTGTTCCAGCCCCCCCTGACGACCCCACCGGTGAAGTTCCGGTAATCGGTCGCACAAGGATTTCCTGAAATTGTGGAAGGTATTTTTCAAACACCCCGCCAAGGGGTCCGCCTATCTCCTCGCCCAGGGTAGTGGCAGCCTCAAAAACGTTGGTCATGTGATCGGTGAATGCGCTCCCGGCCTCGGCCCATGCGTCTTTGATCTCGTCGCCTGCAAAGTCAGGGCGGGGGACGGACCCGCCTGCGCGGTCGAGGGTCTCTGTCTTTCCGAACAGGCCGACTTTTTTTCCCTGCGCGACCACCCAGTTGATCTTGTCTACGAACCAGTTGATAAACCCGGCGAAGACTTGCTTGATCCCGTAGATCATCATGTCCCATCCATACTTGAGCGGCTGCCATATCGTCTGTCCTATTGCGTTGAGCACCGAGGCGAGGAAGTCAAGGGCTGATTGCGCGGCGTCAAGGAAGTATTTCCAGAGCGCCTGCCCCAGGGTTTTCAGATACTCCCAGCTCAGAATCTTGCTAATCGCATCACGCAGCGCCATGAGAGAGACCCGCCCTATCTCCGGCAGGTTGGTGAAAAAGTTAATGATCTGCGTCTGATTGTCGGTGAACCAGCGGGCTATCCCGTCAAGGGCCGGTTTCAGCGAGTTGATGACCGCTGATCCGATCGGAGCAAGGGCGCCGCCGATCGTCTCTCCGATGTCCCCGAGGGTGTTCTTCATCTGCTTGATCTGCCCGTCAACGCTGTCGGCCATCGCCTGACCCATGCCGGCAAACTGCTCCTTGATCACCTCTACAGCTTTCCCGGATTTCAGCTCCTCGGCGGTCAGATCACGCAGTGCGGGGATCGCCTCCCCGAGCTCTCCAGTCATCCCGGAGAAGCTTTTGGCAATGTTGCGCGTCGCACTCTCAAGGCTCATCATGCCGCTAGAGGCGAGGTCCACCGATGCGTCCATCACCGCTTTTATCTTGTCTTCGGTCATGCCGAGAGATGCGAGCATCGACTGTTGCTGTATGATCTGCTCATCCCCGTAGACGCTGGACTGCTGGAGAGCGGATGCGTAGTCTGTCAGACGTTTTGCCGCGTCCCCGTTGAGCATCGGGTTGTTGTTGATAGCTGCCTGCAGGCGGATCTCAACCTTCTGCTGCTCGGCGTAGAGCTGCGTAACCTTCTGTACTCCCTTGGTAATGGCGACAAGAGAGACTCCGGCGAAGGCGGCTTTCATGAGATTCGAGGCTTTTTGTGTCGCCGCCCCGAGGCCCTCGACTCCGCGCTTTGCTGAGTCTACCCCGGCCTTGGACTTATCGCGTGAGTTAATTTCATATTCGAACCGCGCTTTTGCCATTACCTCAACCTCTCCATGTCAGCCTTGAGCTTCTCGAAATATGAGCTCTGCATTATCATCCAGGCGTGCCGCGTCCCGGCGGGCTGGTCCAGCAGTGAGCCGGGAAAAGGCCAGTGAATGATTGTTCCTCGCTCCCGATCCAGCCCCGATAAAAAAAGGTCGGCAAGGTACGCATAGAACCTCGCTCGACCTCTTCCGTATTCCCTTTCTATTTCCCTATACGCCGGATTTTTTACCGGGCATCCTCCGAAGAGGAGGGCGCTTGCTCTTCGGATGCCTTGTGCATCCGTTTTGCTAAAGGGAGCGCCTCCTGCCACTTCGTGAGCACGTGTACCATCAGAGACGATGAGAGACGGAGGATTTTCAACACATCTCCGTTTGACGTCTTCCCGCCTCCGGAGGTCTGGAAGCTGTGATCAACGATACAGTCCGGGATCTTCTTTTCCAGATACCGCGTCACCTCACTCTGTGACATCTCCTGTACATCCAGCATCTCCGATGAGCTCACCTCCCGGAGCGTGATGTAGTGCGGGTCTCCGTTATCCTGCGTGAGCATCTCCACGGTTTCCGCCTGCTCCGCGTCCTCTGCGTCGAACGCCTCGGTGAGGTCTATCCTGACTTTGAACAGACCGCCTAATTTTAGTAGTTCTTCTGATGTCATCTTCCCTCCCTTTCAGCACTATGTGTTTCAGAAATCCCGGTACGATCATGGGTTGTACTGGGATGACTGTAGATCGCGAAGAGTGACGACCAACGGTTCATCACTCCCAATAGAGGCCGCCTTCAAACTCAGCGGTAACTTCATCCGCTCCGGTCCACTGATCACGGGCTTTGCCTGCGTGTAGTAGGCATTGGCAAAGGTGAACGTGAGCTGGTAGTTCTCCTCCTCTGCCGCAGTCGCTCCAGTGAATATCAGCTCAAGTTTCACATCCTCGCCAGCGCGGTACTTGTCGTCCCGCTGTGTCTCGATGTCGGTGTTCCACAATACCTCAAGCTCGACCGTGACCTCCCGCCTCTGGCGGTCCGGCTCGATCATGTACTGGCTGCCGTCTGCGACGAACAGATCGTCCTCAAGGTTGTTGTTGATGGTGACCTTTGCTGAGAGCACCTCGTCGACCGGCGTATCGTCGATCTCAACGGTCATGTCGTTAAAGTTGAACGCCCTGAGCGTGGAGAGTGTCAGGCTCTCCAGTGAGTCGGACTTCTCTTTCTGTCCCACCGATTCAACGGTGGCTTTCAGGTAGTCGTTGTTGCCCATCTCGAAGGTCATCTGCTTAACCTTGTTCGAGACGAACCCTTTTACCGCCGCCCGCTTGTCCACAACCGCCGTGAAAAACGGGAGGGTGGTAGCGGAGCCCGTGACAAGGGAGAAGTCGTGGTCGTAGACCGTACTCGTCTCCCCCACTCCCGTTGCCGCGCTCTCAGCCCCCAGGGCACAGGCCAGCAGTAGCCCGATGTTGTCCGGCTTCACCAGGATGGTGAACCCCCCAGGCACTTTCTTACCCATGATGTCGGTCCGTCCTGCGGTGGCCTTACCGACCAGCGTTTCCTCGGTTTTTGTAATCATCTCTTCCCCGAAATCCTCGGAGAGCATGTCGAGCTCAACTGTCGGCGATACAACGGTCCCCCAGGTGTCCTCGAGGCCGATCTGCAGTCTTGCTCCTTCGCCTGCATAACTTGGCATATTCTTACCTCGCTATCTTGGAATTTCCTTCTCGGTCTCCAGGATGATGTCTATCACCATCTTGTCTTCGATCCCCGGAGGACGCGCGTAGAAGTTCACACGGCTAACAGCCGCTCTATCAACAACCCCGCCTGCGGTGCGGTCTGCGTCAATACACTGACGGATCGCAGCTGCGTAACGGAGGGCCTTGACTGTCAGGTTCTCAGTCTTACCGCCCTTAATGGCAACGGTGAAAATGATCTGCATCTGCAAAAGGTCGGCGCTCACGCTGTGAGCCTCGAAGCTCACCTCGCTGGGGAACAGTAGCCCCGCAGGGTACTGACTCAGCGCGTACACGTCCTTATCCCCGACCTCGTACCTCTTGAGGTCAACCAGGCTGATCCCGTCGCCCTGGTCGGATGCGATCCCGCTCAGGTACGTCGACAGGTTCTCGCCGAAGAAGTCCTTGAGGTCGTATATGACATCTTCCTCGTACACCGTGTAACTCATAATCTGTCCAGATACTCCTGTAGTGTTTTCTCAGCGAGGCGGTCTGCTTTACCGCTGGAAAAATAATCCTGTATCGCCGGGGCGAGGAACGGGCGCTTCTTCACGTGCTGCCTCACCCTTTTGGCAAAAACCGTCCGCCCGCCATACTCAAACCTTAGCGCCTTCGCCCGCTTCGGGTAGATGTACAGCCCGGCAGAGAGCGGGATACCGAACTCATGCGCTGCCCCATAAACCATCCCCGGGCCTATACGCACGGCATGATTGCTCATGAGTCGGTACTGCAGCGAGTTGGCAAGGTTGCCGCTCTGTCGCTTGAGCACTTGCCCGCTCAGGTAGTTGGTCTGGGTGTGACTGATAATCCCCTGCGCAACGCGCTTGAGGATAATCCGCTCCATGTACCCGCGCTGCCCATTAAGCTTGTCGAGTGTCCTCACCGCCTCCTGGTTGGTGATCTTCAGCTGATATTCAACCATCTATTTGAGCCTCGAGAACTCGTCGAGGATCTCGGCAGCCAACGGCGGGATGTCCTTCTCAGCAATCGAAACAGAGTTCCCCTCGATGGATACCGACGTCACGTTCACGAGCTTATCTTTCTTTTTCTTCCACATCGCCGCACAGATCAGTTTCACCGCGTAGGCAAGGTCGTCCGGCACGTCGGCCAGAGCGTATCCTGCGGTATAGGTGATCTTCACCGACTGGGCGCCACGACTGAACACCGTGTCCTCAACAATGACCTTCCCGGTATTGGCATAGAGGATAATATCCCCGCTCTCGATCTTGTCGTCGTCCTCATACTCACGGTCAGTGTCTACCCACAGGTCGATTTCTGCGACAGCCGAGGTTACGGGGAAGTTGTCCAGATACAGAGTCCTTGTCCCGTCTCCGTCGTAGTACTCGGTGTGCTCCCTGCTGAGCAGGTCAACCCCCGTGTACCTGTTCGCCCACCTGCTCGCCGCATTGATGATCCGCTCCAACTCGTTATCGGTTGTCGTGTCGTCGAGAAACTCATCATAGGTATCTGACGACAGGTAAGCCTTGAGATCGTCGAGAGAGATCAATGCGTCGCGCATCCGTAACAATCTCTGTGACACTCATACGGCTCACTGTCCGGTTCGAAGTCCCAGATAGTCCCGATCGGCTCTCCGTCCATCGCCTCCGAGTAGCAGCGGTACACGTTCCCGCAGGGCATGACCGCCACATAGGACTCGCCGCCGTGGCAGAGCCAGCCTCCGGAAAACTCGTAGCTCTCCGGGATGTCGTCCTCGACTACGTTGAAGCCAAAGTGTTTCATCGCCTCAAGCTTTTTCCACTCCTCAGTGTCAGTCCAGGAGATCCCCGGATTCAACTCGCGCAGCAAGTTCACCTGCACCCCAAGGTCACTGCGGTACTCGAGGGCTTTGATGAGCGTTTTATCCACATCGGCAAACGGCACAACGAACGAGACCGCTACACGGCCATAGTTATCGCGCAGCCATTTCACATTCTCGATAAACTTCTCCCTGTTCCCGCCCGCGTGGTAGCTGGCAGTCCAGAACATGCACTTCGACAGATCGGTGCCTTTCGGGTCGATCAGGGTGTTCGAGGTGATCGCCCACCTGGACCCGTGAGGGATGTTCGCCACCAGCTCCTTGAACCCTCTGTACAGGGTAGGCTCCCCGCCGGAAAACTCTATATGCGCAGGTCCCACCTTCTTAAGGAAGGCCACGAGGTCGGTCCACTTAACCTCACCGCTCACCTTGTGTGCTTTCCCGTAGCCCTCCCACTCGTAACTCGTCTTGTGTTGATCGACTCTGAAATGACAGTACGAACACTTCAGGTTGCATCTCATCGTCGGAAACAATAATACGTTCATCATGCCGCGCTCTTTCCTTCCCGCTTCCATTCGCGGTGTCGGCGGTAGAGGATCTCCATGAACCTCTCTCCCGCCAGGTCCCAGGTGAAGTGTCGCGCGATATGCTCGGCACCCTTCCGCCCCCTCTCAAGGGCTCTCTCATAATCGTGATATACCTGCTCCATTCTCCGCACGACGTGCCTGATGTCGGCTTTTGCAACCAGGCCCCTGTGGTACGACGGTTTCTGTGTGCCGTCCGGCTGCATGGCGGTTGTCTGCATCGGTCGCATACTGTACTTGAGCGGATAGCCAAAATCTTTCCTCATGAAATCCGCAGGCCCGGACCAGTGCGTGTAGATACACGGCAGTCCTGTTGCCTGTCCCTCGCATAACGTAAGGCCCCAACCCTCTCCCATACTCGGAAGGACAAAGGCGTGGGCTTTGCCGTACAGGTTGATCAGATCCTCCAGCGGTAGACGGCGGTTGTCGATGACCATATTGAACATCGACTTTACCGACTCATCACCTCCGGCTTTCGTGGTCTTCATGATGATCCGCGTCCGCTTGAGGATCTCATCCGGTTGCGTGCGCTGCCATATCTCCCATGCTCCGCATATAAGCTCGTACCCCTTGCGAGGATTTGACGCCCCGACCCACAGGAAATTGAAATACTCATCCGGTCCCGGCGGCGTGCGCTCCATGTAGTGGTACACCTCGGGGTCAACTCCCTCGGGGCATACCTCAACAGGAGCGTCGGTGTAACGCTCGAAAATCCGCCGGTTGTGCTCGCATGGTACGATGAGCAGATCCGCGTTCTGTATGCGCGGTATCCACTGTTTCGGGATGTCCGCCATCTCGTACATGGTGAACAACACATTGAACGCCCCTGGCTGCGGGGTGTACGTTGTCGGCACGATAATGTCCATGGCGATCTCTCCGCTCTCCATCGCCTCCTCCGGGCTGATAAACTCGGCGCCGAGCCGTTCGGCCTGCCCTTTCATCGCGCCGTTGTGCACGCTGTATCCCTTCCCATTGCCCCATGAGTTCCAGTCCGACAGCCACGCTATTTTCAACACTCCCTCCTTCAACAAGAAGGGCACCCCGAAGGGTGCCCGTAGATTACTCAGCTATTCCGGATCACCCGTCAGCATCTCCAGTCACAATCCTTGCGTAATAGTTCGACAGCGCGTGAGCGTAGGCCCAGCGGGTGAACAGGTAGAATCGGGTCTGGTAGCTGATCGCGTCGGAGTACGGGTCGACGAACAGGTTGACGTTTTTCAACCTCTCTCCGATCATCACCCCCGCGAGATCCCCAAACACAATAAATCCGGTCTCAGCCGCAGAGCTTGACGGCATAATGTCGTCGTTACCCTCGCGCACCGGATAGCCCCAGAGGTTGCCGGGCGCTGGCCCGCCTCCTCGCGTCTCAACAAATAGTGGTCTTGAGTCGCCGTCCTTGAGCCCGAGCACGTACTGCCAGAGTACGCTGGTGGACATGTAGAACTTGGCGTTCCGGCGGCGGTTCGGGCGGATCTTGCGAACTATGTTGCGGATGTCACTCTCCAGCAACTCGCTGAACGCCGTCGATCCGGTGTCGAACACCTCAGAGTATCCGGCAGACAGGAACACGCCACTCATGGGAGAGCCGGTCCCGAGGAACACGGTGGAGTCGTGCTTCTGGCCGATCGCCTCGATGAACTGTGCAGCAAGGATACCCGCGATCCCTCCAGGTGCGTTGTTGTCCTCAATCAGCTCGTTGCTCACCTTGGTGTACGCGTCGAGCCGTTTCGCAGTCAGGGAGACCTGCGCGAAGCTGGGATCAGTCTCGGTAGCGTCGGACTCCTCATCAGTAAAGTTGACCGAAACCTTCGCGTTCTCAGCCGGAATGGTCATCGCGTCGCTGGTCATCGGTACGTGGGAGCACTCGCTGAATGCAATCGACACGTCACGGATGTAACTCAGCACCGCAGAGCGTTCCTCGGTAGGAGTGAGGTATCCACCCTCGGTGGGCTCCTCTTCCTCCAGTGCCTTTGCGAACGATGGGGTCACAGGGCGTTTCGCTGCATGATCGAGCAGGTTGATTCCCCACTTGGCGAGCATCTCGGCCTGTTGCACGTCCGCCATGGACTTGGCACGGATCAGGCGATTGACGCGCCCGTCGTGCTGCAGGGTGTCGATGACCGCTTTCATTTTCACCCCTTTGTACTCCCCGGGAGTGCCGACCTCGATTCTCGGCTCCTTCGCCTCGGGGATCTTCGCCATCTTGGACGCCTCGCGTCCTTCCTCAACAGCTTTTTTTTCTTCGGCCTCTTTCGCCTTCTCGGCGGCCTCAGTTTCGAGTTTCTTACGCTCATCTTCCCGAATAGCATCGAGTAACTCAGCTTTTAACCGTTTCAGTTCCTCGGCATCTTCGGTCTTCTCGATGAGGGCGTTTATAAGTGCAATTTTATCCATAGTTTTTCCCTCCGGAAATGTTATTTTACTAACACGCTTTTTCTTCTCGCTTTTTTCAGTCTTCCCGCCTTGAGGCTCCGGCTTACTTTTGAGACTACTTTGCGTATCAGATAACTTCTCGAAATTCGGTATTTTCAGCCCAGCGGACTTAGCCCTCTGGATAAGGGCGGAGCGGTTTGAGGGGATCGTCACGATCGACGTTTCCCACAGCTCCAGGTCTGTGACCACCTTCCGGCCGTCGGTGTCGAAATCCCAGTCAACATACCTTCCGCCAACGGACACCGTGTTCAACATCCCTTCGTCCACAAGGGTTTTTATCTCCTGGGCGAAGGGGGTAGTGGCAAAGGTGATGTCAAGCTCGAAAATGTCCCCTATCCGTCCATCGACCGCCCGAGCAACAGGGGGGCTCCACATATCGTGCATCCACAGAATCACCGGATTCTGCTTCAGATACTTCGGCAGCGAGTTCTTGAACGCAGTCGGCAGAATGATCTCGTCGTCACGGTCTATGTCGGGAGTACTGGCGGTGATAGTGTAGGTGTCGTCCTTCTTCGCCTTGACGGTAAACGACGCGGGCACATCCCGGTATTCTTCACTCTTCCTGATTTCCTGCAGTTTGTCAGGGTCCATATCTCTACTCCTCGTCGAAGTACACCGGTTCCCAGGTGCACCGACAGTTGATTACTTCTTCCGCCGCCCCGTTCGGGTCATGCGGAAACTTGCATCCGTTCGGAAAACTCTCTCCGTATCTGACAACCTTCCCATCAAGCCAGTTGTGCGAGTCCCGGACCTTTGAGTCGCGGGAGCTTATCCAACGGATATACTTCGGTGGGTCTTCCTCGATGGACGCCCAGCGCGCCTCGGAGAAGCTATTGTTCACTTCGGTGCGGGCAATGGTCGCAGAACGTTTTTTGATATTTTTCATCTGCCCTGTAAGCCCCTCAACGATACGTCGGGCAAGTTCGTCCTGCCCTACTCCCTCGGCAAGCCCGTCTTTCAGAACCTCCCGCAACTCCTCAACGATCTGAGTTTTCGCGGTGTTGTTCATCTCGATAACCTTGATACGCTTGGCCGCGAGTATGCGCAACGCCTCGGCGTTGTCCATGGTGAACCCGGTCTGTATGATCGTCTTAATCCCGCGCTCCATCGCGTCGATCATGTACGGCTCAAGGGCTTTGTAAAGCGCGTCGTCGGAGAAGGCCTTCTCGATCTCCTCGACCGGAACCTCCGTAAGCGCCATCTTCATCACGTAGTCACCCTTCACCTTTTTCGTGAGGCTCTTCATGATCGTCTGCTCGACCCCGTGGAAATAGTCACGCACCGACTTTGCCGCCCGGCTCATAATCGGGACCAGTGGCACGATATCCTTCGCCCACTTGTCGGCCATGTGAGCCTCGTCAAGGCTGATCTTCTCCGGCTCCGGGGTAGGGGCTACCGGAATCATCGGCGGCGCTTTGTCGGCTGGCTCCGGCTCCGGCATATCGGGGAATAGTGATATCGGCTCATCCCCCCAGGGCACGTCGTCGAATCCGAGGTTGAACTTGCGGTTTAACTCGTTCCTTGTAAACTGTCCGGTTGCCAGCAGCTTATTGACCGCCTCGACCTTCTCCAGTACTCGCTCGTTGAGCACATCGATAGCTGAAAAATCAAAACGCCCCTCGTAACCGAAGGGCGCCAGTATTGTTTTGTTGATCGCCCGCTCAGCCATGCGGGCAACCGGTATCACCGTGTCCTCCCAGAACTGCAGCTCCGCGCTCTTAGCGGTGGCCATATTGATGTCCTCATACAGCCCAAGGATCTTCTTCGGCACGCCGTAGATCATGGCGATGTCCTCACGACCGGCCTTGATCAACTCAAGGAACTGAATGTCCTTCTGAGCAAGGCCTACCGTTTTCACATCCCATCCGCCCGAGAGTATCTGTGCACTGTGCGTGTGCTTTGCTCCCTTGCGGTCATCGATCAACTTCTTCTGGATCTGGTCCTTCTGCCGCTCACTGAGCCGACCCTCGTGGGTGTAGGCGGTGTTCGGTGTTGCGTCGTTCTCAAAGAATTTCTTGTTGTACAGTTGCGCATTCCACAACGTCTCGTTGGTAATTTTCAGCACTTCCACAGGGGAGAGCCCGAGGATCTCGTTGTTCGGGTTGTAGTACTTGAGCTGTATCACACGCTCGGGCGGGAGGAACTCTTTCTCCTTCGATCCGCCGCGCCGCAGCCACCAGCCGACCCACACGCCGCTGTTGTCGTATGCCGGGTCTATCCACCCGGGATTGAACAGCCACAGGTATGTAGGCAGGCCCTTTCGATACTCCTCGTCAAGGATGATATACGCGTTGCCTGCCATATCGAGACTCGTCGATATGCCCTCCCAGAACTGGAACGGATCGAGAGTCGGGTTGATCTCGTTAAACAGGTCAACCACGGGACCTTTTGCAATCTCCTTCTCGCCTGCATATATCTTGTACGGCACCTGGGCGAAGTTGCGCGCTTTCCATTTGATACAGCTGTGCACCGCGGGAAGCTGTGAATAAGGCCGATTGAGGGATGGGGTATCGTTGTTGATGTCCTGCCAGTTGAAGATCCGCGCCAGAGTGGGGTCTTTCATGCTGAGTGACTTGGCCACATTCTCCAACTCGGCATTGCTCTGCTTCAGGGTTGTTAGCTCGCCCTCAAGCCGCTCTATGTCTTTCCGCCTCGTAAAAAGTCCCATTACACAATCCTTATGGAGCCAGGGTCGGATTCCCAGAGACACAACGCCAACGCGTCGCCGTGGTCCGGTGATTGTAGTCCGCGCTTTTTCATATCCTCTTTCCGCTCCAGTTTGATCTTGCCGTTCGGCCTGACCTGGTATTTTCTTGTCGTGAGCTGGCTCACAAGCTCCGCATCATCGGGCAGGTCCAGCTCAGGGAGCAGCTCCTTGATGTTACCCCACATCGCCGCCGCCTGATCCTCGTGGTCCTCATCCCCGGGACCACCGAAACTCTGCGGCATAACCTCAATATCAAGCTCGTCCTCGACCTCTTCGAGTTGATCGGTCACCCCGCCGCCGACGCCAGTATCATCTACGTTCACCAAGATTACCCCGGCCTCATCATCAAGCCCCCGGATCTCCCTCACCACCAGGGCAACCTCTCCGGCAAGCCTCGTGGTGTTGATCCCGTGGAAGCTCTCCGGCGGATACACGTGGTATCCATGCCGGTAGCAGATCACGCTTGAGTCGTCCCCGTAGCGTGCCGGGTCAACTCCGATCTGCCACGGCCCCTCACCTGCGACCATGCGCTCTGTAGCACCCTCGACCGCATCAAGGCGGATGAACGTATCCGGGGAGCCCTTCGGGAAATCCCCGCGTACTCTGATCCGGTACACGTCAGACTCAGCGCCGTACTTGTCGGCGATCCGCTGCACGTACTCCGCCGATACCAGCGGGGAGTCGATCGACGAAAAAGCGAACGTCTTATACAGTCGCCGATCCTTGTGAAAGGCGTTGTAGAACGTGCCTGACAACCGCGTCGGGTTCCCACACATAAGAAGGCGCGCCCCCGCATTGGTAAGCGCGCCCTCGACCACATCCATGATCTCCTGCTCTACACCGCTCGCCTCGTCTATGACAAACAGGCAGTGTTGAGCATGGAAGCCCTGCAGGTTCTCCGGCTTGTTCGCAGATCTGGGAACCGCGAACCAGCTCTCCTCATGCCCCCTTACCGCCAGCCTTGTCTTTGTCCAGACCAACTGCTTCTTGATCTCAGATCGCTGTAGCCAGTAGTTCACCTCCGGCCAGAGGATATCCTCCAGCTGGTGCCCCGTTGGAGCGGTACAGGGAATCTTGGCGAACGGGTGTAGTGTGATAAACCACAGGATCACCCATGCCTCAAGGGCTGTTTTGCCTATACCATGACCGGAGCGGGCGGCTATCGCCGTGTTACCGCTTATCGACTCCAGGACCTCGATCTGCTGCGACGTCGGATCGGCGTGGAGTATGTCGCGAACGAAATCCGCGGGGTTGTCCAGATAGTGCCGAGCTCCCCGGTCATCCATTCCGGTCCTTGTGTACCCGATTCAGCACAGCGACAATGCTCTCGTCAACCTGGAGGGCGACGGTCTTCTTGTACACTCCTTCGAGCTCCATCAGAAGCGCTCTTGTTTCCCTGAGCTCCCTGGAAAGCATGCCGACGCGATGCGCAGCCATTGGAACCTTGATCCGCTTGCCGGATTGTTTATCTTTTAACGACCGCGCCTTCTCTGCGATCCTGAGCTCTTTCTCAAGCCAGTCGATCTGCTTCTTAAGCTCGCCAATATGCTCCTGCAGCTTGTCGGTGGCGGAGCGGGCAAAAAACCCATGACGGCGACCCCAGGCAAGGGCTCTGTCAATCGTCCTGGTGTTCACGCCGTATACCTCGGCGATAACATGGCTCGGTTCTTCCTTCTCGATTTTTCGAGTACAAATTTCAATGTTTCGCCGCTCGGTGTTAGTAAGCATTTTCCCTACGTTCTGACAGATTTCGACAAAATGGGCAGTCCGTGATACCCGTCACATCCACAGAAACTTATTGTTCCCCTATTATACTAGTGTCATTTCTCCAATATCTCTATCAAAATCGGCTGTTCATGGCATTAAAAAACGCCTCAAAGGCAGACTCAAGCACGTCCCTCTGGCGTTTTGTGTAACGATAAAACCTCTGCATAGCGTTGTATGCGGTGGTTTTCAGGCAGTTGTCGTCGGCATCAGGTGGGAGGAGGGATATATACAACCACGCCTCCTGGATAAGGTCTTCGTACAGGTCCGGATCTCTTCCGCAAAATCTGTTTGCCTGACTGTGTATGTAATCGCACAACTCTTCATCCCATCTCCACCTGTAGAATTGTTGTATATTATCCAATCTCCCCTCCCAAGGATTGTAGTATTACCACCCGGCAGCTTCCGCCTTCTCTCCCGACTCAGTCCAGATATCGAAATCCCCGTCGTACTCCCACAGGAGCCGCTTACAGCTGTTGCACCAGATCTCGTCTCCAATCGCACGCAGGGCACCCCCGCAGT